CTTGGAAGGCATGATGTCACCCATGCCGCGACTGGCCATCATGGTTACACCATCTTTCCGCGAGTTTTGCCTTTTACGCAGCAGCCGTCAGCGCGTGAAGAAGCTGAACCGCCTTTAGCGTAGCCGCGTTGACCACGGACTGCATCACGCGGGTCTTTTTTCTCAGGCGCGTATTCAGTATTGGTCAAAGACTTAGAGTAAGCCTTGTCAGTAGCCGCTTGCATTTTGCGGTCAGCCATTTCTTGTCGCGCTTGTTGTTCTGCTGGACTCATTTTAGACTCCTAAATTAGCACTTAGCCATTCCACCTTTTTTCATGCCTTTGTTACCGGACATGGAAATCATTGTGCCTTTGGTTTTGCCTTTTGTGGCCATACCATCACGACTAGGAGCTGCTGTTGCAACTTTGCCCATTGATGTCATACCGCCGCCAGCCATTTTCTTAGCCATGCCGCCTTTAGCCATTTTGCCGCCACCTGCGTATCCGCCCATATTCATCTTTTTCATATCGCCACCTTGTTTAAAAGTTTTGCCTTTATCGGCCTTGGAAAAGTCTTGTCCCACTGATTGTGGAACGCCTGCTTTCTTGGCGAACGCTGGATTGTGAGCCACCGCTTCCATGAAATTGTGTTGAGCTTTACTCTTGCTTGGCATTATCGCCCCGCTTGAATAAGCTGGTCAATCTTTGCTTCAAGTTTGTTAAAGCGCTGGTCAATGTGGTTCGTAATGCGATCCACTTCTGCTTGAGTAACGTTATCACGGGCAACCTCCTCGCGTGTTTTGTTTAAGAGAATGCTTATGCGAGCGAGCTCTCTGAACTTTTCGTTCATCATGTAGCCAATCAAACCAACAAATAATGTAAGTACTGCTGACCATACTGTATTTAAATCTAACATTTCCAAGCTCTAAGAGATTTGTTGATGCGTGAGTCTGGGTCTTTGGCGGTCTTGGCGGATGTGAGTTTCTTCTTCATCCCTTCCATCCTCGCACAGAAAGAATCTTTGCGGGAGCCGCCTTCCGGCTGGGGAGGTTTCAAATTCATGCCTTGCTTTTTTGCGGAGGCGCGACCCTTCGCATTCAAGCCACCCTTCGGATTCTTGCCTTCTTTTCTCTGCCATGCTGGTGATTTAGCCATTTACGACTTTCAGTTTATGGTGATAAATGTTCTCAAGTAAGGGCATTACAACCTCTTCACGAAAGTTGCGCTCAAACGTTTCTTGCCCTACATGGGGAAGACTAATGTCTACATCTAGGTAGACTGTAAATCCCATTTCAGTTGCACGATCACAGAACAAATAATCTTCACCAACATACTTGCCATCACGGATAGCAAAGTCAAACACTGCTGACATCTTTTCTGTTGGGGACTTCTCGTAAGTCCATTCTGGATGGTTAAAAATCATTTGTTCAATGACATGCCGCTGGATCAACATGAACCCAGTAGGGGCACGTTTTAGACGCATCAAAGAACCTTTGAACTCAAGGTCGCCGCTATCGTCGTAATACACATCAGCAAAGAATTTAGCATCTTTGGCTCTACGTGGGTACGCGCCAGCGGTAATGTCCATACCGCCACTTTGGGCCATCAAACGCAAGATGTCGTCGGGTTGAACAATAACATCTGCATCAATAAACAGAAGCTCTGTGCAGTCTGTTTTTAAGAATTCGTGTACTAGGGCATTGCGAGCCATAGTAATGATTGAGCAGTTTGACAAATCAGACAACGTGACGGATACACCAAGACTCATCGCTTTGGGCATTAACTGCGCCAGTGCAAATGCGGTCTTGATGTTTAACTTGCCGTCATAAGCGGGGATGCCTATAAACAGCTTGCGCCCCATCAATGTTGCCTGTTTTGTTTCAGCCATAATAAATATTAACAGCTAATAAATTGCTTATTTGTGCGTAAACACCATCCGTAACAATTACACCATCACTAGGAATGAAAGGTGCGTTGTTAAATGTGTCACTAGCCGCAACGTCGTACGTCAATATCCAACGGTTTGCATAAACCATTGCCGCGCCAGCAGTAATACTACCGGAGTTAATGTCAGTGACTGTAAATGTGTTGGCATTTGTAACGGTTACTGCGTAGTTTCCATTAGTAGCAGTGCCGCCCGTACCAGCAGCAAAGTCAATACCAATAAACTGACCGGTTGTTAACCCGTGGCCCGTTGATGAAACGGTAATAGTTGTACCTGAACGACCATAAGTTGCTGTAGTTACCGGGGCAACAGTGGTGTCAAATAACGAAACATATCCAGCAGTAGAAGTACCAGTAAATGATATGGCTTTGACTCGGTTTCGGCCAAGCACCATAAACCCACTAGCGTTTAAATGCGCTTGTTTAACGGGTGTCTGATTCATAATCAATCTCCTTGTAAACGGGGGCCGAAGCCCCCTAGATCAATTAAGCAGACGCTGGAGATTGAGTGCCATTAGACTCTGCTACAGAGTACACAACGGTGTACTGCACAGTACCAGCAGTTACAGTACTAGCCGTAGGTGACAATACAGCTTGGATGATTACATCTGTTGGGCCAATACCAATACCATTTGGTGAAGCTGTGGATGTAGCGCCTGCCCAGTTAACCAACTTAGAGGCGGCATTGGTGGTAGCCAAGCGGCCTTGGGTTGTAATGTCTGAAGAAGCCCAAAACAAGTTAGTAGTTGCGGCAGTTCCAATAACTACGTTAGCCGCAGTAGAACCAGTAAAAGCTACCAAAGTATCAATGTGAATACTGGTAATTTGTGCGCCCGCTGGAAGAGTAAACAACGTGGTTGTCGTACCAGAGGCAACAGTTGAACCAGTGTAGTCAATCTTTTTGGTCTGAGTTACCGAAGTAGCGCCAGTGTTTTGGATTGTTCCAGCAGTAGTGCCAGTTGTGTTTTTGACAGTGCCCAAGAGCCAAGGGCCAAGGTGAGTTGCGAATCCCATGATGAGTTCCTTACATACAAGTTAAGTGCATCAATCAGTATGCTGTCTGCCGGGACAGTTTGATACACCGGAAAGCCCGGATTGAAGTCAATATACACCAAAAGAAAAAGGGGCACAAGGCCCCTTTTAAATATTTCCAAAGAAATATTAGGTTGAACCGGGGGAGCCAAAGACGCCCAATGGATCAGACCAGCCGAAGCTATAACGCTCACGGGCCTTGTAACGAACGTTACCTGTGTCGAAGTCACCATCCATAGATGTGGACAATGCCATACGCTCGAAGTGCTTCAAGCCGTTAGGTACGTCAGTTGTCAAGAACCAGCCGGTTGTGTCGGTCAAGTAGTGGTTGATTGTGTAGCCATCAGGGATTGAGCCGTTGTTCTTCAATGCGTTGATGTCGTTGTCTGTTGTACCAACGCGGAGGCTGGTTTCGAGCAAACGAGTAGCAACGAACTGAAGTGCTGGAGGCACGATCAATTTCTTAGGCTTAGCAGCGATCAACAGGCCACGCTCATCAGTCCAAGCAGCGATCTGAATTACAGCGTTTTCCAACGATGTTTCATTCAAGTCAGCATTGGTTGAAGGACGGTTGCTGTTAGTGCCACCAGACACGAGGGGGTGCGCTGTAGAGAACAGAGCAACACCATCACCACCAGTATAGCTAGAGCTAAAACCGTTGTTCAAAACGGATGCAGCCTTAACTTGCTTGGTGTAAGCCATAGCACGAGCCAAGCCCTTGGTGTAGCGAGCAGACAAGCTGTCGTACAAGTTATCTTCAACCGCTTCTTCAGTGATTGAGAAACCCAAGGCGATGGTTTCGTGGTTATAGCGAGCCGTGAACGCTTCTTGCGCATTGTCATAAGCAATGGCTGAACCCTCGTTCTTGACTGGAGCAGCAGAGAAGCCAGACAGTTTGGTCTCTTCTTCAAAGCTACGCTCAGATTTCTCTGTTTCGTAGATTTCTTTGTGCTCTTCGCCGTAAGTGGCGTACTGCAGGCCGAACAAAGCGTTCAAGCCGGGGAGCAGTTCTTTAAGTAGTTGTGCGCGTGAAATAGCCATGGTAAGTTACTCCTTAAATGCCGGTAGTACTGTTGTACTGAGCCGTGTTGAATTTAACGAGGAACTCGTAATATGTCGTGGCAGCTACGGTGGCAACGCCAGTCGCAGTATCAGGCACAACGTCAACAACACGTACGGGAAGCGTGTTAGTAGTGTTGGCGGAAGAACCGTCAATACCGTAATACGAGTCACCTGTGGTGGTAGAACCTACGTTAGCAACCAAAGCCACGTTAGAACCAACAATCGCACGGCTGTAAGCTGTAGGAGTGGTGGAAGCAGCGACTGTAGCGCAAACACGGAACACAGCACTAGGATCATCCACAACAAAGGCCATGGCCATAGCTGTTGAAGTTGAAACTGCGGCTGGGTACGCTTGTGAATACGTAGGTTGACTCAACGAATTGATGTAAGAACATCCAACCAACACACCAACAATGTTTCCTGAGTCAGTGGTATCAGCGGCAACAATGTAGCCACTAGTATTCACTTTAACGGTATCACCGTTCAGGATTGCTGTTGCGTAAGCAGGCGCGATTGGGATTTGACGGATCGCTCCGGCGTAGGGTAGGCCGTCAATTCGATTGACAGGCTTGAAACCATACGTCTTGTCAATGGTAGGGTATGCC